ACCGGATTGTGGTTCCGGGTGTCGAGGGTTCGAGTCCCTTTACCCACCCCACAAGTCACAGAGGCCGGACAAAAGCCCGGTCTCTGTGTACAATAGAATAGATTTTAGATGGTGGGATGTAGTGTAATGGTAACACCTCAGACTTTGACTCTGATATAGTGGGTTCGAGTCCCGCCATCCCAGCCAGACATGCCCCAGTAGCTCAGTAGGCAGAGCACCTGCCTTTTAAGCAGGGTGTCCGGGGTTCGAATCCCCGCTGGAGCACCAACGCAAAATGCGAAAAAACCTTGTAGTTTCAATGACTACAAGGTTTTTTCATATCAATGCAGTGTTACTCAAAAATACGCTTTGGAGCCCGATAAATAGGGCAAAAACCGGGGCTCCAAGGTGTTTTGGGGCTCCATTTCGGGCTCAAATTATGAGAAGTACGATACATCAAAGTGGTTTGCTTTTGCCATAAAACACATAGACAGGTCGTTTTTTGATTGACTACAATACACTGTGCTTGAAGGAATACTTCAAGCATTTTTGGCTTGTAGTTCGCAGGCAAAGTTATGTATAGTATTCACGATGTCTTTTATCTTCTGCAAGCTGTTTTCCACAAAATCTTTAGATATGTTATCTTTTTCTGCGGATTCATGGCTTCTGTCATCCTGATGAACTATTTTGTTTCTGCGAGCAAAAAGTTCTTGTATCATGTGCTTTCCGTTATTTGTGGCTTCTTGCTGCTTGCAGTTCGGAAAAAGAGTGCACATTACATCTTGAAAAGGAATGCCTATAAGATTCAACTGGTCATGCATTGCCTCAGCAGATAATAAAACTTTATTCGACAAGAAATTATTTACAAACCCGAAAAACCATTCTTTAGATTCAGGCGTGTTTAAGGCATCCTCGACCTGTAATATAGGGACTTTTAAGCTGGAATACTTTTGCGATCTATTCCAATTTCCCACAAACATTTCATACAAACAGTATTTACTGATCTCGTGAAGATAAAAATCGAGAATTCCTTCCGCAAATACAAATATTGATCTTAAAATGTTGTCGCCCTCAGATGTTTTTCCATTCTCAAGAAGACTATCGTATACAAGATATTGCTTTTCTATTGAGGTAAGGCTATCATCAAAATGAGCTTTTATTTCTGCAAGGTCGAACATTGTTGGCACAGAAATGGCATCCCTTGTGCCTTCGGACCGCGGTCTTAAATGTAAATCTTTTTTCACTTGATCACCTCGGACAGGCGCTCAAGAGTATCAGCAAAAGAGGTGTTTAACATGGGAATAGCACCGTATTTCCCCAAAATATACCCTTTTCCAAATTTTTCGCCTTTTCGCACATTCTTAATTTCGGCTAAAGAGTACAAATCAGTAGAGCGATCTTCTTTTCTGAGTTCGGTAAACCATATTTGGTCACGCCTAAAAATGCCTAAATCAAGTAAACTCGTATCGTGCGTTGTAAATATGATCTGAGAGTTGCTTTGTGTGAAAGCAGAAAAGAATTTTAGTATAGCCTGAAGTAGCGATTCGTGAAGACTTGTTTCAAGCTCGTCGCAAATAAGAACTTTCCCAGTGAACATTATATCTATAAATGGGCATAGAAAAGAAAACAGTTTTTTTATGCCAGCGGATTCTTCACTCATTAAGTCTGTTTCAAAAGAGCTATAAATGACTCTTGCTTGAATTGAGTCAACTTTTTCTTGTATGAGCCGCTTCTTGAACTCATCAGACAAAAAATCAGGGAGAACTGCTTCATCAACTGGGATGCTTTTTTCTTCTATTTCAACAATTACATCAGTAATATCTAATCCTATGGATTTCATAAGGGCTAAAACAGCGCTTTTCATAGGTTTATTGGATGCCATTTGATGTAAAGAGTAGTTCATCCAGCTCTGAGTTGATTCACCATATTCATAAATTACTAAGCTGTCTTTAAAAAACATGTAGGCCAAAGTAACTTCCTCAACGGTACTGAAGTTTGCCGCACAAGACAACAATAATCTATTTGGTTTTAGGATATCTTTGCAAGCCGTGAATTTATTGGTGAACTTTCTGCCAGTTAAAAACTTTTCACCGCTGCGCTCATAAATTTTCGTTTGGCGCCCATTTGGGAAATAATACAGGTATTCCTCTTTGACTAAATAATTGTTAAGAGTAAAACCAAAAGCAAATCGAAGATCATTAATAATGAACTGCATTTCATACTTGCTATCAGTTAATGCTGTCTCCAATTTGTGAGGCAACTGCCTGACACCGTCTCCAGGTTGATGCATGATTCCCCTGACGACAAAATTCTTTACAAACGAAATTGCATCAATAAAATTGCTTTTCCCAGTTCCGTTTGCTCCGTATATGACAGCTGATCTGAGAAGATTCATTTTGTGCCACTTAATGAACTCATTTTCTCGAGAAGATTCACTTCCAGCTAACATTGAGAAAACTATAGGCTGACGAATTGATTTGTGGTTAGAACATACAAACTCTAAAAGCACTTATAATCTCTCCTTCCTTGTCAATTATTATACCCATCATTTATTATAGTAACACAACTTTGCTCGTTCGCAAGTGAAATTTGCGAATTTTCTGCAAATTTAAAAAATAAATAGTTTGTTTTCATGCATCTTATATCACTTCTGAATAACTAAGGCCGAAAAAACAGCCCTCGGCGAATCTGCCGAGGGCTGTTTTCTTATATTCACTTGTTCCCCATATCATCGGTCTTGTCCTTGAGCTTTTTGATGCCGCTTGTCAACCATTCAGGCACCGGCGCGCCGAGGGCCTGCGCATTTTCGGCGATACTGCCAATCTCGGTGAATATGTACCACATTGTTACAAGCGGCCCGAACAGTGTCTCATAGTCTATCGGCAGTGCGATGCCGAGGCCGGTCATTCCTATTTTCAACGCAAGGTCGCACATGAATGCTGCAACGACGGCGACTATCTCGCCGACCTTGTGCCAGCGGCCCTCGCGGGATCTTGCGCTGTTCCAGTCTCCGGCCTTCTTCGCGGCGCACGAGCCCGTTGTCCAGTCGATGATGACAAGCGCGAGAAACAGCATTACCGCCCAGCCTGCCCAGCCTATCAGGCCGGTGATGATTGCCGCAATTGCAGTCGCGGTGCCCTTGATCTCTGTGATTTTATCCGGTGCGTTCATTTACTTGCCCTCCATAATTCGCTGACAGAAGATCATTACCCTGAGCATATCCTCCGTCAGGTCGATAACGCCGTTGCCCTTGCCCTTGATTATGCCGTCCTGCATGAGCTGCCTGACGGTGTCGCGGTAAAAGCCCTCCGGCACATCCTCGATTTTGTTCCATCTGACCATTTCTTCATCCTCCAAAATTTTATTTACTTCCGCTGCGATCTGGCCGTGGCGATCATACAACCACTGACCGGGGCAGGCTTTGTTTTCATAGTCCCTATGTACGGTCATGTTACTGCCGCCTTTGTGGTTCATGCGGTCGTATTTGTCCGTTGACCAGACCAGCTTTGCAATTCCGTTTCGCTTGCAGATATCGGCTACAAGGGTAATCAGTTTTTTATACACGGCATCTTTAACGGCGTAGGGGTGTCGGTTATCACACGCAACCTCGATGGTCACGGCGCGCGCGTCGTTGGCGTTGTTGGACGTGCACCAGCTTCTGTCTTTTTCTTCGACGTACATTCCGACGCGCCCATCTGCGCCTATGCCGTAGTTGGCACTTGCCTGCTTGGTCTGGAACAGCCTGCCTAACGTTTCAACCGCCGCCTGTGCCGCTGCGCAGTGGATTGTGATAGTGTCGATTACATGCCCGTTACGGCTGCCCCTGTAAGGCGATATGCGCGTGTAGTCCACAAGCGGACTGTTTGTGTAGGTCATTATACTTCCTCCCTCACCATCGCCGCGATATGCCGCAAGTCATCAATCGGGGCACTGTAAAGTGCATCGCTCCACAGCCAGTAGTCAACATGGTCGCGGCGCTTATACTTGCGGCTTATCTCATCCGCCCAGACTTTATCCCACCGTGCCTGATGGTCTTCGTCCTGCTTCTCAAGCGTCCTATCAATGCTCTCTATCAGCTTGCCGCGCTCTTCTCCGTTGCCGTCAGCGGCGTAGCAAAAGAACTTATGCGCCGTATCGCTCGCGGTCGTGCATATTGGGCTGCCGTCGAGAAACAGAAAGCCGTCGCTCTCGCTTATCTCCGTGCCGTAGGGGATGTTAACCGTACCGCACAGCGCGTTGAACTTCGCCCTTTTTCGACAAATATAATCAGCCATTGACTTCCTCCCACTGCCACAGCCCTTCGGTATCGGGTGCCCAGACGCACGGTGTCATCGTCAGCTTGCACAGATAGGTTTTGCCGTTATAGCTGTAGTACTTTTCGGCAACAGTGTCCATGCCCGAGATATACGGTATCGGGTCTTCCAATGTGCCGGTGTGGGTCTGTTCTATAGGGCGATACACGGCAAGCATGCCCTCGCCATGGGGCGGCTGGTGCTCCTGCGGCGTCACGCCATCTGCGGGCACAACGCGATACAGTGTGCCGCCATCGTTGATGACTGTATTTGCAGCAAGCGCCGCTCCGGCTTCCAACACTTCTTCCCACGTTTTGAACAGTCCCGGCATCTGCAATGCGACGGCGTCGTCAAGGTCTGCTGCTGCCTGTACGAAAACTTTTGCTGCAACCTCCATCTGCCCTGCCATCTTGGTGCTGTCAACAACGGCTTTGTTCGTTGCCGCAAGCTCGTTGCCCATGTCCACCTCAAGCAGAAATACGGTCTCAAGCCCCTCCATCTCATCTCGGTCAAGCAGATGATAGGGCTTTCCGTTGTGGGCAATGCCTGTCGCTTCTGTCTCGCTGCAAAGCACATAGCTGCCGTTTGCGGCGATTTTTATGTATGTCGGCTTTTCCGTCAAGCCGACTGCACTGTTTTCGGTTGATATGATTTTGTACATTTGCGCCTCCTTAGACGAAGAAAATAGGAGCTATGCCGTGGTTATTAGGCGAAGTGCTCTCACTTAACGTACCGTCGTCCTCAATAGTCTTGCAGTGGCGACTGGATGAGAAGTATTCTGATGATCTAAGCCAAACCGCTTGCGTGTACTTTTTTCCAGTACTCCAGTTGATGAACTTATCATCCGCGATGTAGTGTGTTGGAGAGTTTCCTGCTCTGTAGTAATCGTACTGCTTCTGATATGCCTTATCTGCAAAATCATAGCTAACGGTATCGCCAAATACCTCATACGGCGCTAATAGAGGCAGATACTCCTGAAAACTGTCTGCGCTTGTATTGTAGCTGCTTGTGTACTTAGTAGCTTTCTGCATAACCGCTCTTAGATCAGACGGCAGCGCAGCCAGCAGAGAGTTGCTCGTCGGAGAGGTAGCAGCTCCACTGTCACTACCCAGCAGGTCCTGTCGCGCGAAACTGGTTCCCCATGCTGAGCTACCAAACTGAAACTCGTATGAACTGCTAAATTGATACGACGATAAGCATACCTGCTTCCCACTCTGTTTGCCGATGTGGAAGTGAGTTAGGTTAGAACCTTCAACTGTAGCATTATGGTCGAAGCCTATAATAAACGCATCAACCACGCAGTTTTGAAATTTAAGTGTTCCGGTACTTCCGCCCTGGTAGTAGACTCCTTTTACTGCTCCGTTAATCGTAATCGACTTCGTATCGCCCACGCTCCAAATACTTGCGGCAAGCCCTGCTGCGCTCGCTGCTCTGATCTGCGCCCATGTGCAATCATTGAGCGTTGCGCCCAAAGTAATGGTGGTCGCTGTTAGACTCACCACTCGCCGCGCAGTCTGATATTTCTTTTTCGCGTTATAAGCGAAAGCGCGATAGTAATACGTTGTTCCGGCGGTCAGCCCGGTATCGGTATAAGTAAGCGCTGTGCCCTCGTACACCACAGTGCCATCCGAGACCTTCTCGGGGGCGCTCCCGGCTTTGCGCACAATGCGCACGCCTACAAAGCTGCTGTCTTCGTCAACCGTCGGCGCTTCCCATGACAGCCGGGCAGACAATGCAGTTGAGCCGGGGATAACTTTAAAATTCTCAACCTGTGAGCACAGCTGCGGAGTGCCGCCTCCGCCGCCTGCGTGATTGATAAGAGGCATTACAAATCCCTCCTGATTATTAATGTCACCGGGATATCCGTTATCGGCTTATCGCCCAGCGCGACGAGCTGGATGCTCCCTGCCGCCTGTGTGCCGCCGACGATCATAGCGCCCGACAGCGCCTCCATCTGCGCTTGTGTTATCCCGTTGTTTTCTCGCGGCAGAAGCTCGACCGCCGATGTCGCCGTAATGTTCGCGTTGCTGACGGTGTATTTCTTTGCCGTACTCCAGCTCGACGCATACAGCGTGGTGTTCACTTTCGTCGACCGCCCGGCGGAATACACCTCCCACGTATACCCCGTAGCCGCCGCCCCTGTGCAGTGATAAACAAGCTTTGCCGCCGTATCGATGTACTCCTGGCCGACAACACCGACGGTCGATGTCGTGGGTGGGGTAGTGCCGATGATGGGCTGAGGAATGTCCGCGATAGCAGCGGCGATAGCGGCCTGCATAGTCGCTGTGGTAACGACGGCGCTTGCATCGACCGTGACCGAGATACTGCCGGTGTTGGATATCATGATCAGGCCATAGAACGTATAAACGAAGTCCGGTGAATCGGATGCCGACGGAACGTCGATGCCTTCGGAATTCTGAAACAGTGCGAGCAGCTTGCCTTCGCCGCTGCCGACCTTTGCCCATATGCCGAACTGATTAAGGGTGTAGCCGGTTGACGGTGCGGTGATCTGAAGCTGGATTTTAAGGCCGGTGGCGCCGTCAGCCTTGCTGTGGCTTACGATGCTTGCGGCCTGCTTCTGCCCGGCAAGCGCGGTTTGAGCTATCATTGCGGCCTCGGCGACGGTGCCCGTGCCGGCGGCCGCAGAGTATATATTCAGGGTCGTACCCTCCGCCCATGCGGCGAGAAGCTCCGCGCCCTTGTTGGTGACAACACCTGTCCATTTTGCCATGTGTGTACCTCCGGATTAATTGTAGTTTTCGGCGGTGCAGCTATCGACCAGCTCACAGCCGATGAATGCGGCGGCGGTGAATGCGACGGCCTCGGCGACGGTTTCGTAGTATTCGATGGTGTCCAGTATCGAACGCTGATTTTTGTACTGGTTTACCCATGCCTGCACCTGCGCCTGCTTTGCATCGTCAACGTCATCGGCGGCAATATCTATCTGAACCTTGAAGTGATATTCGCTGCCGTTGTAATTGTACCATTCGGCGACGCTGCCTTTTGCGAACAGGATGCTTATCAGCTGCTCGAGCGCGGCCGGTGTGCCGAGGTGAGTGTAGAATGTCAGGGTGCTGGCAACAAGCTCACGCTTTGTCTCGACCGGCAATGTTTCGTCATAGGCCGGGGTGCGTAGCTCGGCGGCGAGGGCATCCAGCACCGTGTCCGGCGCGGACGCAAGCGCCGCGTATGTGCGCGACTTATCGGCGTAGGAGCATAGCTGCCTGATCTGACGGCCTACGGCGTAGGCCAGCGCCTTGACCTCGGCTGTTTCCACATGTCCGGGCAGTATGTCGGTCATAAGGCTGTCCTTCAGATCAATCATCTTCAAGACCTCCGTATGTGACCGATGCCGCGGCCGAAAGATTTGCGACGGATGTTACTGCCACCTTGGTGTAGGCGGGTGCGGACACGACAACGCGCTTTGCACCGGCTGCAATGACCATCGCCGTCAGCTTCGACGGGTTTATATCGCGGCCTATGGTGCGCTGCCACGCCGTGTATTGCGATATGGACGTGTTTACGGCTGCTTGGATATTCTCGGCCTGTGCGCTGTCTTCGCGGCTTATGTAGTACGTCAGACTTATGCTGTAGCTTACGTTTGCCGGCGCGGCGACAACTACCTTGTCGGTCAGTGGCCGGATGGTTTTTGCGGAAAGGTACGCCGTAAGCCCCTGTATCATCTCCGTGCCCGGCGCGGTGCCGTCGCTGTTAAGGAATACGATGTTTACAGTACCGGCATCGTGATTTGCGGACACGACAACGTCGCCCACGGCCGCGCTGTACCGCTTCGCGTGATAGATATACGCATCTGCCGCTCCGGCTGTGGAGTACGCACCGGGTGCGAGATAGATGCGCTCCTTCAGGGCGTCGTCGGTTTCAACCTCCGCTCCTCCTGCCGCATCGGTCGTGTTCGTGACCGATGCGACATACGGTACGGGGTCAACGATGGTCGTCAGTTCTCCGGCGGCTATCGAATTGGCGGCCGCTCCGGCTTCGGTGCACACCGCCGCAACGGTAACGGTCGTGGATCCGGCCGGGATCTCCGCATATTCGACGGTTTTGAAATACAGCGTGCCGCCGGCTGATGCGACGCGAGTACCCTGCGGTATGCTTATTGCGGACGCACGGGCGGCGGATGCAGTGAATTTCAGTGTTGTAGTCGCAGCTGTCGCCGGAGTGCGTTCTACGCCGCGCAGCAGTGCAAGGTTGTCGAGAAAATCGCCGTAGGCATACTTTAAAAGATTTTGCTTACCGGCGCGGTCAACGTACTGCATGGCCAAATAGATCTGAACGGCGGCCGCGTTAATGATTGCCCTGTGCACCGATGCGCGGCCGAGGGTGACCGGCCTGCCGTCGATGCGGGTCATATAGTCCTCAAAGTCGGCTATCATCTCGCGCTGGACATCGTCGACCGTCTTTCCGTCAATGAAAGATATATCGGGGGTATTTTTGATCGCAGATATTTCAGACACCTGTTATCACCACCTTGCTTTTCATTTTTCCGTTGTTTCCTTTATCCCAGGAAACGCTTTTCACCCGTACTCCGGGGATAAATTTTGCGATTTTTTCGGACACTTCCGCCGTGTAAAGGCTTTTTGCAGTCTCCGGCGGCATGTCGATGAAGTCCATGCTCAGGCCGAGCTCGCGGTCAAGCGGTATAGTCCCTGCGCGCGTGGACAAGAGCAGACAAATGCTGCGGTCTAAATCGGCAAGCTTATTGTCCGAAAAAGTGTATTCGATTTGAAAATCGTAAAGGGCGTTCATGAATATTCACCTAAATTCAAAGTGACCGACGCCGCGGCCAGCTCGCCGCGGCTGTAGATGCGATCCCAGCTCTCGGACGCGCTTTCGATGTAAAAGCGGTTTCTGCCGATCATTTTGCCGCCGATTATCAGATACTCCGCGTCGCCGCTCTCGACCATTTCTTCAACAGTTTCGAGCATCGCGCGGGGCTTGACTCCGAGTGCTGCGGAAAGCCGGATGGTCAGACTTGCAGTTTGGGCAGCTGGACCGAGGTATTCTGTCTTGGGCTTTGCCCCGAGTATCTCGTGCGCCGCCCAGCGACCGGCTACCTCGCGGCTGAGACTTTCAAATGTGAGCACCTGCTCGGCCGAGACTTCAAACACTATTTTTGTTCCCAATGTTCCAATCATAGCCGCTCCTTATTCGTTTGATGTCAGACTGCCAGTCACGGTGACATTGCCGTTAAGGACGATGCTGTCTGCGTGAATTTTTAAAACGCCGCCTTCATAGCGGATATAGGCTTTGCCGTTTTCGTGCGAAAGCTCCTTTCGGTAAATGCCTTCTCCGCTCTCGGGCGGCTTGTTTTTTTCGCTCCACGGGCGGCCGAGGACAACACCGGCTTCCGTGCCGTTTGAAAGATGCAGCACTATCACCTGATCGCCGACCTGGGGCATGAAATATTCACTTGACAGCAGGGGAATGAGGCCGGTTACGGCATCGTCCTTGTCGTGGTACACGACGCGGACGAGCCCGGATGCGTAATCAATGGCGGATATTTTCCCGATGCGGATGTTGTTATTCATGTTATTCCTCCGTCAGCGCGTTCGCTGCGTTGATGATCAGCCGGTCAAGCGCCGGCACCAGTGTGTATTTTGCTGCCCAATATGTTGGAGAATTTATAACGCCGTACTTTGTAAGCACATCCAGCGCCGCAGATACGGTGCTTATGCTGCTGCCGCCGCGGTTGACCTTAATGACCGTTGCCATATTGACTATGAGACCGTCAAGGTACTTGACCTGCGTGTACCGGGCAATCCAGTAAGACATGTCCGTGATAACGCCGACAGCGTACAGGCGGCCTATCGAATCCTTCATGACTTCGTCGGACATTGATTCGACTAGAGACATCTCCAAATCCATTGTGTAGCCGCTGCCGGATATGTTATGCGTAATGCTGTCGATATAGTATTTACCGGAGAGCCTGCCGATACCGACGACGGTAACGCACTGCGCCGACACAAGCTGCGCGTCGCCGATGATGCTTGCGCTCAGCTTCGTACTGCCGTGGTTAGCCTTGTTTACTGCTGCGCGGATCTTCCGCTCCGCGTCGGCTCGGCTGTCGGCTTTGCCGGACTGCTTCAAAATGCGCTTGCCGGTGCCGATCGAAACGGCGATGTCCGCCTCTGTGGATATATCGGTGTAGGTGTACTCGCCGCCGGTATATGTTCCGGCCATGTCCTTGGACCATGACCACGAGATTAGTGACTCGGTACCTATTGTGCGGACGGGTGCTTTTCCTTTGTATGCCTCGCGGTCATATACGACGATCTTTTGCCTGTAGACCTTGACCTCGAGGCCGTACGTCTCGCATAGGCTTGAGAAAAAGTCACTGTCGGTCTGCTCCGATTGCTCGACGGACTTGATAATGAAATCCGCCCCGGACACGTCCCAGGCCAGCATTAGACCCGCTCTCGCAGCAATCTCTGTGCCTATTTCCTTTATGGTGACGCCCTCCCAATTCTGGGTGCGCACCGTGGCCATAAAGCCGCCGTCGGCAGGTGTGGACACCGCGGATATCGTGCCTGTAACTGGCCAGCCGCCGAACTCGAATTTATCAAGCACGAAAAAGCCGCAGTCAAGCGGTATGCCGCCGGCATCATCGCCGCTGAGCGATATTTTTGCCGACAGCGTATCACCGCTTATAGGCATCCATGCAGTGATCCACTGCCGGGCGCGGTCGTGGATAGATATATCCAGGCTGTCGGCTGCGCCGCTGGCAGGGTCTGTGTAGCTTATACCGGTGATGTATTCGTCCATCACCGTTTTAACGGCCGCTCCGTTGTAGTAAAGGTCTACTTCTGCCTGGCGTGGCTTCATGGGCTTACCCTCCACGCCGGAACGGATATCGCCGTATAATCCTCCGGCAGCTCCGGAGTTTGCAGGGTGACACCGGCAGAGAAAACGAAGTTGTCCAAAAGCGCAGGATTATTGGAAATCAGCCAATCAATATACTTTTCGCTTCCGTAGATGGCATAGGATATCTGATCCCAGGTGTCGCCCTGCTTTGTAGTGTAGGTTGTGCTCATGCCTGCCCTCCTTACGCCGGGGAAAACTGCTTGCGGCGCTCTTCATCCTTCATGCGCCGATACAGGCGCTTGAATTCCGCAAAGCTTACGCGGCCGGCTTCCATGGCTTCCTCGCGCGACGGTGTACCGCCGTAGAAATTGAACACAGGGGAGAAGACGATGCTCTCGCCGCCTCCGGCAGAGCCGGGCTTCGGCTTCTTATCCCAATCATCCAGCAGCTGAGCAAGCTTTGACAGCGGCAGCACGGCTTCGGGTTCGCCGCCCTCGCCGACCATAGCCAGTGTCGGAGCTGTTGCAATGCCGCCTGTGGCAAGCATCGGTATCTGCGGAATGTTAAAGCCTAATGTCTTGCCGCCCACGCCGGGCACCCAGTCCGGAATGGATATCTTCATTTCGTTGATCTTCGACAAGACCATATTTATGACGGATATAACAGCATTGATCGGTGCTTTTGCTATGTTGGCCAGTTCACCAAATACGTTACCGAATATCGAGACGACATTTCCCCATGCAGCTGACCAATTTCCGCTGAAAACGTTATCGATAAATCCGATTATGTTAGAGAAAATGGCTTTTATGTTGCCCCAAACGTCCTGTACGCTTTTCCACAGGCCGGACAGGACCGCGCCGAGGGCCGGAAAACGCGAGGATATCGCTGCTATTGCCGTTGTTACAGCAGTGTTGATCTTCGTCCAAATTCCGCTGATCTTCGCGCCGAGCTGTGCGGCCTTTGCCTTGACGGTGTCCCAGTTTTTATACAGCCATACGCCTGCGGCGATAAGTGCTGTTATAGCCAAGATTGCAATGCCTATCGGACTTGTTACAAATGCAAGACCGGCGCGGAATGCTTTTGAAGCAACGGCAGCGGCCTTGCTCGCGGCGGCACTGGCTCTCATGGCAAACGTATGTGCCCTGGTTTGTGCCGTCAGGGCAATTGTTGCTGTTTTGGTTTTAAGCTGCGCTGCTCTCAAAAGCTTGACCGCGGCCGTTGCTCCCTTGTAGGCGGTCGATACGGCTTTAAAGGTCTTGCTTATCCCTACTACAGCAGTGATCCCTAATCCGATATTGATCAGTGCACTGCTGTGCTCAAGCATAAAGCCCAACAGCTTTGCAACCTTGGGGATAATAACCCCCAAGGTCTTTTCCGCTTTCGGCAGCGCATTTGCCGACAGATCATCCAGCGCGTCATTGACATAGGGGAGAATTTTGTTGCCTATTCGCACCTGCAGCACAGCCAGCTTGTTCTGCATCAATTGCAGCTTGTTTGCCGTCGTATCGGCGCGCACGGCGTATTCCGCTTCCATGGAACCGCTGTATGCCGAAGCATCTCCGACTTTGGCAAACTGCTGCTGAAGATAGCCGAGGTTCTTCAGAAGTGGAGCTATGGACGAAACGCTTTCCTTGCCGAAGTATTGGCTAAGCGCCGCAGTCTGCTCGGCTGCCGGCAGCTGCTTTATTGCGCCCAAAAGGTCGATTATCGCGCCCTTGGCATCCGTCTGCATACGGTTTGCCATGTCGGATGCTGTGAAGCCCAACTGCTGCAAAACGGCGGCCTGCTTGGATGTGACTGATGCGCCGGCGGTCATTGCGATCATCATGCTTTTTATACCGGTAGCGGATATCTCAGCAGTAACGCCGGGCATGGACGCGGCCAGCGCCGCGACTTCACCGGCCGACAGACCTGCAGTCTGACCCAATGCGCCGACGCGCGTGACGACTTCCGAGAGCTTCAGCGCATTTTCGGATGTGGTATTGCCCAAATAGTTGAGCTGGTCACCCAGCGCCGTGACCTGCGTTTGCGAAAGATTAAGGGCCGTGCGCCATGTTGCCATCCAATCACCGGCCTGTTCGGCCGTGGTATTGAACGCAACGCCCATTTTTGCGGCGGTTTCGGTGAACTTTGCAAGATCCTCCGACGCAATGCCCGCCTGTCCTGCCGATGCCATTATCTGCCCCAGCGCATCCGCGGTCATGGGGATGCTTTTGGACATGTTCAGCAGCGCGTCGGACATTTCGTAGTAGCTTTTGGTGAATGCACCGTTTTGATCGCGCAGGCCGTCAACGACCTTCGCAACGTCGGCCATAGTGCTTTCAAACTCGATCGCCTTTTTTGCGGCAGCAACAGTGATTGCGGTGATAGCGGCGCTCGTAGCTGTTGCCATAGCCTTTGCAACTTTACTGCTGACTTTTTGCGCGCTTGCGCTCAGTGTGTTGACATCTTTCGCAGCGGCGAGGCAGCTTTTTTTAAGTGAGCTATCGACTTTGCCTGCAATCTTCAGTGCAAGCTCATATGTTTTGCTTTTACTTGCCATGCAGTTTTGTCGCCTCCTCCGCGTAGTAAACCAATTCGTCTATCGGTAAATGCATAAAATAATCAACGCCCGTGTGCAGCAGCGCCGACAGGCCGACACACGTTTTTCTTATTTCCGGTGGGGTTATTCGTCCCCACCGAGCAGAAAACCCGAAACAGCGTTCCTGACCTTGACCATTTCCCTTATGGGCAGGGCCTTGAAGAATTTGACCGGCAGGTGTGCAGAAACGCTGCTCAAAAAGCAGGCTATGTCCGGGGTCATTTCGGTCATGGGTGCTGTATTCCCCTGTGCGCGCACTGCGCGATCAGCGCGGCACAGATCCTCACCGTTGAGATCCTCGAGGCCGCGCAGATCGACCTCGGTGTAGGTCTTGTTTTCAAAAACAAAAGGCTTGCTGAATTTTACGACAAGGTCTTCTTCCTCGACCTGGGGCATGTTTATGATTTCATCCATAGTTAGCACATCTCCTTAATTTCGGCCAGCATATCAATGCCGTTGACCTTGAAAACTTCGTTGAGCTTGTCCAGCTCTATGACGGTCTCCCCATCGACCTCGATGAGGATGTACAGAACGGTAAGCGAAACCGATGTGTCCATGGGGTTTCCGTTTTTGAATTTGCCGGCGGCAAGCTTCTTGCTGCGGCCGCGTACGACACAGCGGATGGGCTTGAATGCGATGTTGCCCTCACTGTCGGTAGACTGACAAGCGCCGCGGATCGTGAGGTGGACGGCCTTTGTCATGTCCATCATGGACATGGCCTCCTTATCCAGCAGCCGGAAGGGTATCTCGATCTCCTGATTGCCGAAGTAGCCGACGGTGGGGTCGTCGATTTCTCCGAGGATGCCCGCTCCGGTAATGGTTTCGCTGGATGCCTCGAAGTCAGGCAGCGACATTTCATCGCCCATGCCCAGCAGACGGTCACCGTCATTGTAGACGTTGTATTTGTTTATCTTGGTGGGAATGTCTTTCATCGCTTAACCTCCAATTACGCTTTCAAGGGCGCTCACGTCGTATTCGCGGATGTTTTCGATGGTTTCGGCCGGAATGTACGGGGCAAACAGGGTGTGCACCGTAAGCTGACCGGCAAGCAGCTGCTCAATGGAATTTTCGTCGGCTCTGAATTCCATGTGATACGCTGCGCAGTAGTCCCGTGCAACATAGCCGTTGCCGATGATATTCTGACTGTCAACTATCGACTGGATAAGGCGCTTTGACGCGGGCTTATCGATATACGACGTGTATTTATATACAAATTCGTTGCCGTCCCAGTCGAAGAAGCGGCGCACTGCGAACCATCTGTCTTTGGGGTCTGTGGTATCGGGATATGCAGCGGTATTGTTGCCCCAGCTGCGGAATCCGGCGGCATTGATGGCTGTTATAACACCGACAGCGTTTATGTAGTCGTCCGCCTGCTGCTGATCCAGCAGCACTTCCGTACCGTCGGCAAGGACTGTTGCACCGATGGGCAGAGCCTTGTTTGACGGATTGCAGGGTACATCGCCGTTAAGCACGTCATTGTACGCCATCATCGCGCCGAAGATCGCGGACATGTAGTATTTCTTCTTGCCGACCTGAGCCATCGGCCACAGTGCCGCCGCATGGGGCGATGTAATACCGAGGCTTTCCTTTGCGGTCTTTACGCCGGTGCACACGGTAGCGCCGGTGCTGTCGGAAGGAATGTCGATAAGGCAGACGCAGTTGAATACGCCGTTTATGGCTTCGGTTTTTGCCTGAAGCGCGGCGGCGACAACTGCATTGTGCGACCAGCCCGGCGCAAGCAGCGTTCCGGGGATCTTGCCGAGCCTGGGGAATACCTGACGGATAGTTTCAAGGCCGGTTTCCTTGCCGGTCGATGTGTTCACTGCGCCGACGATGTCGGATGCCGTCACGCCGGAAGGCTTAAGGCTTTTGCCGCTGATGCTCAGGCTCGACGCGGCGGATGCGGTTTCGGATATAAGGGTGATAACGACGTTGCCGTCATCATCGTGCTCGGCTGAGTAGTCTGTGCCGCGCACGAGATCCGTCTGACCGCTTTTGACGCTGAGGGTATCAAGCAGAACATACTGCTTTTTATAAATGGCCGTCTTGTCGCTGACGGCGCAGCTTTCGGCGCTGTTTTCGGTGACGTGCGCCGTGTTCGCCGGGTCAAGAACGTTTATCAGGATGATTGGCGCAACGTTGAAGATGCCGAACGATGCCTGTATCGACTGGCAAAGCGTGAAGTTATCGAAGTCATCGGAATAGCCGAAGGCTTCAACAGCTTCCTTATAGCTGCCGCAAAGAATAGGCTTGTTCACTGCGGCGGCCGGGTCTTTTGCAAGGTGTATCGGCGCTGTGCCGATTATGACTTGTATTGCCGCGCGGCCTTCCTGGGGCGTGGGCATGCTTGTCGGCTGCTCTACGTTATACACGCCGTGTCTGTATGCCATATTTCTTCCTCCTTAAAATTTTGCCTGTACGATCCTGTACAGACGGTAAATGTGCCCGCTCTTGCTGTTGATCTGCTGCCTTACCTCGGGCAGCCTCTCAAGCGGGAATATCAGTTCTTTCATGGCGGGCAGCGCGGATATCGCCTCTTTAAGCGCCGGCGGCAGCTCGCCCTTGTAGACTGTGTACTGTTTTGCTACGCCTGCTATCGTCGGCCCGCAGTAGATCACGACCGGGCACGGCGCAGCGTTTTTCTGTTTTGCCATTAGGTTTCAACTCCTTCGCGGTAAATGGCCGGGGCCGATACACTGAAGCCGACAGCCGCGTAATAATACGGGTGTGTGTCCTCGTCGGATAGCGCCCATCTGATCGGTGTTTCGACCTCAAAGCTTTTGCCGAAAACGCCGTTTGCACCATAGTGCAGCTTTATTATCTCGACGATGTTCAGTGCATCGGAATACCCTTGCCGGTTTGGATCATGGTCACAGACGCCGATCATCAGAACGACATTCACCGTCTGCCGCTCGTCGCGATCGTTAAGCTCGCCGTCGGCCAGCTTGACCTGAATATAGGGCTCGGGCGGAATGTAGGTTTCCGGGTCTTCATCCTCGCCGACGCGAATGGGGATAAACTGCCGGTAGATGCGCAGAGAGCTTTCCTCGTTTATCGAACTGTGCAGCTTGAAGTCCTTGAAAAGCGCGGCGAGGTCCCTGATAAGGGCATCCTGCAGGATGTTCATGTCCATGTTTTTTCTCCTCCTGGCTATTCAAGCGCCTTCTCGATGCGCTTTTCGACTTCCTTAGCGAGCATGTCATAGACCAGCTCGGCAACCTCGGGCTTCCGAGCAACGCGGCCGAACATGTCCGCAGCTGTAGGCGAGACGAGCTCCACAATCGGATTTCGGCTTTTGGTCTTTCTTTGAAATATGCCTTGGTGGCCGCTCTCCATTGTTGCAACGAACGCTTTGCGGTTATCAACTTCGAGAGCCTTCAAGGGTGATTCCTTGAGAACCTTGGCGCGCACAGCGAGCCTGGCTGTGTTTTTCCTTGATGTGAATTCATAAAGCTTGTGCTTAGGGCCGCTGGCCAAAACCGTTGCCTCAAGCTTTGAGGTCTTGGCGGCAATGACCTTGCTTTCCCGGCTGAACGTGCCGCTCTTTTTCAGAGCATAGCGCTGCTTATTATCTTTTATCAGCTGCTTGCGTGCCTGCCGTGCTGTGGCAGTCAGGGCGGTCTTTAAGATTCGTTCCTTCGGAATCTCATATGGCAACTTGTCCAGCCTGCTGACGATGTCTGTAAATGCCTCGTCGGTGTCTATCCACAAAAGACTATGGACACTCATGACTTGATTGCCTCCACTTCGATGCCTAAAATACCGGCCTCGGATGTGCAGTTTTTGACGCGGAACGGCTTTCGGTCAAGGGTGACTATCATGCCGGGTGCCGGGCGCGGCCCGAAGTCTGCTTTCGCAACGTAGATAAACCGGCGCATCTTATGGATGCCGTCTATCTCCGTGCTCATAACCTTAGCCTTATCGCGCTCGAGCAGCTCGTTGTCGTCAATGACGGCCTTCATGGTCTTGCCGTTGAGCTCGTGGTCGTCGGCAAATTCCAGACCGTTTAAAAACACCGAGGATATATCCGCCCTTATTTGGTCCTTGAAGGAAGTGCCCATTATTGGGCACCTTCTTCATTTTCAGCCGGGATCTGTACGGCAACTGCCGTCAGACGGTCGATTATGAGCGCCTTAGCCGCTCCGCGGGGAAGCTCTACGCCCATGTCCTCAGCCAGCTTTTTGAGCTCATCCTTCGACATGCCTTCCAGCTGCGCAGGGTCAATGTGTGCGTCAGCCGCAGTTTCATCCGCGGATCCATCGGACATCTCCCGATCTGCACATTCAATGGCCTTTTCGGTGTCAATGAGCTCTGCGCTTTCCGCTGCGAGCCACGCATTGACCATGCGCTCATCGTTTGCGGGAAGAGTGTCGCCTGCTTCATACATGCAGCTGCCGTACAAAATAGGGCGCTTTGCAATAAGTTTTTTCATTCTGCTCCTCCCATTAGCCGAGGAGCTTTACAAGGACGGTCGCATCGCCTGCTGCGGCTGCCGCGGCCGCGTAGCCGGCCGGGATATTATCGACTTTGGCGCTGCTTTCGCCGGTCGAAGCGACAGTAGTTATTTTCTTATTCGTAACGTCGTAGTACAGCGCTGCACCCATGGTTACGGCACCGGATGCCTTGTCCATGTAAAATACGCCTTCGACGTACAAGGGGCCGGTCGCGCCCTTTGCAATATCGGCGCCGGCAACTCCGATGCGAGTTCCTAGGCTTACTACCTCGCCGTTTGCTACGGCGTTGTCGCTGGGGGTGTAGTCCAGCACTTCACCTGCCTGCCAGTATTTCGCGGTCATATTCGTTACCTCCTATTATTTCAGGTCAGGGCTACGCCGGGGTTCTTTGCAATGCCGCGGAAGTCAACTGCGGTAATGCCCCAGTCAAGCCAAATGTCCCATACAAAGCCCAGCTGGCCGGGAACCTCGCTGCGGCGGATGGTCGGGGTCTCCTGACCGTTGAGGTAATCGACCTGCAGGGACTTTGCGTAATTCTTATTACCGACAGCAAACCAGGGGATCGCGCCGCCGGCCGCGAGAACGTTCAGTGCGCCTTCCTCGACAACCTTGAGCTTGTTGCGGTAGTTGTACAGTGCGTTTGCGGTGTGGCTGCCAATGCCGGTGACGTCGATCAGCGCGGTTTCAAGCAGCTGAGACATCTTGAAGCCGTAGCCTACGGGAACGATTAGATACTCGGGCTCTACCATGATGCTGTCGCCGAAGGGATCCTTCTGAGATAGAAGCTTGAGCATGATCGCCTGCAGGGTATCAACGGAGGGTGCTGCACCGGTGGCAATCAGGTTGTTATGCGCATTGTCAAACAGCGCCACGCCGTCGAACACGGCGGGGTTATCAACAAGGATCTTGTAGACCTGCTTGTTAATAGTGCGCTTTGCGCTTGTGGCGTACAGGCCGGGGATCTCGGTTATAAAGCCGATATCGTCGTTGATGAACGCCTGACGCGACATGGAGAACTGCCGGCCGTAGGTGTCGATCTGACGCTGAGGCAGAAGCTCGGTCGACGGCTTGTCGGCCTTCAGCTCGCCGTTTTCGCCGACGCGGAGAAAGTCGCCTGCGCCGCCGGCAAGGTAGCTGTGATCCTTGGTAGGCTTGAAGTCGGAAACGCTGCCCTTAGTGGTCCAAAGCTGGAACGTGGTAGGAACGGTCTGATACAGCTGGACGATGTTTTTCCTGATAGCGTTATCAAGAATCGCAGGGAATGCCGCAGTGGGGTTAAAGAACTGGCGGCAAACGGTGTTGAAAAGATCGTCCTTGCTCATGCGCAGCAAGGAAGCGGTAGTGCCTACGCCGTCACGCGCAAGGCATTCGATAGCCATGTCGCGCAGTGAGAAGCCGCGCATTTCCTCGGCGCCGCGTGCCGGATTCTGAACTTCGACTCCGGTACGCATAAGCATTGCGTCCGCGGCAGCCTGGCGGAAGTCATCGCCCTCCGAACCGGTCATTCTGCTGCCGACGGGTGCGCCGTGCGCGATGAGATGATCGACTGCTGCCTGACGGACCGCATTTATGTCGGAACCGTTGCTGATGTACTCGGCCGGATCCATACCGGCCTGACGGCACAGAGCAGTGATATCGCTGACGCGCTGGCGCTCGGCGATAACTGCCTGACGCGCCGCTTCGTTGATATCGGGATTTTCGGGTGTTTCGGGGGGATTGCCCTGCGCCTCTTCGATCTGACGCTGCAGATTATCGAATTCTGCGCTTTCCTCCGCCGACAGCGCACGGCCGGCGGCGCGAGCGCCGTCGACGATAGCCTGCTGACGGGCGATCATTTCCTGAATGTTCATGTTAAAAACTCCTTATGTAAAAGATTTTTGTTGACAAGTATCTGCTTCTCGTAGATCGAAAGGTCTGCACCCTGCTCAGGAGCATCCGCTCGGCCTACACCTACTGTAGCGTCCGCAGGAACAGAGACAATGGATACCTCCATCGGCATCCACTTTCGGGCAACGCTGCAAGGGCCGGTAAAACGCCCGTCAGCGGATTTTTTGCCGGCGGCGACCTCTTCCCAGCTGTCCACGCTGTAGCGCACGGACGTGGTTTTCAGGGTGCCGGACTTGACTTTGCCGAAAATCTTTTCGGCGTCGTCGTCCGTGTCGAACTCCACTTCGGCCATGCCGCGGTGGTTCTCCACCCATGCGCGGATCACTTTTCCCACCACCTTGTCGGTGTCGTGGTTGAAAAGCAAAACGCCCACGTCGTTCAGGCGGGAGAGATCCAGCGCGTTCTCCGCGTGATCCAGGATTTCCATACCAAACCAACGGCGGTATGGCTCCTCGCTGGAAAAGCTGATTGTGCGCCTGCGGCTGTCTTCCTGACCTCCGTCGCGCATGGACTCGATATGTCCCATGCTGCGCTGACCGTTATTCTTTTCCGTCGGCGCTTTGTTTGCCTGTGCCGGGGGCGTTCTGCTGCGCTGCAGTTCCGCTTCCATAAATAACACCTCCTAATTCGATTCCGACCGTTCTGCCGTATTCCAGCACCTCGGCCATTTCATTGATTGCTTCTTTCCAGTCCTTGCCCTGTTCGGCGCAGATATCCTGGAACGTTTTCTGCCCGGATTGCAATGCGGTTTTCCCGGCATTGCTTTCCTTTGCGGGATCGATCCATTTCTTCGGCGCTTTTGTCCAAGTGTGGGACAGGTATTCGGCTTTTTTATCCCAAAAGCCGGGCATTTCGATAAGCCCGGAGAGATAACAGGAAATTACGAACGTCTCATAAACTTCGGACATGAACTCCGTAAGCATTTCAACATCCTCGGCATATGTGCTCTCGTCCTCGATGGCATTCTGGCGCGCCGAGGAATATGTCGCGCCGGACATATCACGGCTGACGGCCTCATAGCTCAGACCCTGCCCGGCGGCGATGAGCGCCTGCTGGGTTTTCAGAAAACCGGCGGCGTCGCTGCCGGAGTTTCCGGGATTGACGGTCTCAATACCGTCTCCTGCGCCGAGCGTCGATATCATGCCCGGCGTGAGCTTCTTGCCCTCGTAGTCGGTGCCGCCGTCGGGGGTTCTCGTTCCGCCGCGACCGAAGCCTCCGGACGGGACTGCACGCTTTATGAAAACTGCAAGACATGCGGCGATGCGCTCCTTTACCGACACTGCGGTTATGAATTCGTTCGTGTCGCGCACGCGTGTAATAGTGGGGGCCATGTCGGACATTTCGCGCAGCTGGCTCGGCCGAGTTTTGGATTTGAAGAAATACACGTCCTTTGCATCAACGTACACAGGGTCGTTGAGCTGCCAGCCCTCAATGTCATACTGACGGATCCAGTAGCCGACCGGCCGTCTCCACTTGTTGTATTCGATGCCGCCGACGACACGGTTTCCGCGGCTTTTCGGCGTGGTCACGTTTATATCCAGCTCGTCTACCTCGATTGCCTGAAGCTGAAACGGGACCATGCCCTGTTTCGTGTATCGGAACAGGAACAGTAGGCCGCCATCGACTTTTTTGCGGTCAATGGCCATGCGCAGGAGCTGATTAAAGCTCTGCTCGCCGGTCACGTCGCAGTTTCGCGCCTTGCACCACTGCCGCCATGCCTTTTCAATCTTTTCGTCAAGCTCGTCATTGCCGGTTTTGGCCTGAAGCGTATAGCCGCGGCCGACGACATTGCGCTTGTAAGCATGAAGTATCGACTGTGCTATATCGCTGTTGCGCTCGAGGTCGCGCGCTCGGGCGCGAATCACATCGCGGCTCGTGCGGTCGGTGATCTCGGCGCTTTCGTTGAATGTGCGCCAGCCGGCGTTTAACCGGCCAAAGCTCGCAGCGTCATAGCTGCGCATGTTCTCAAGCTGCTGCCGCCATGCCTCACGTGCGCACGCGAGTCGCGGAGATATCGCGGCAACGATGTTATCAAAGATATTCATGCGATCACCGCCCATCGAAAAATGCAACGCAGGTCCTGTCCAGCAGGCAGTTGTCCTGCCCGCTCGAAAGCTGGGCTTCAAGGTCATCCCTGATCGCTTTCAGCTGTGAAAGGTCGGCGCGTGTCAATGATCGGCTGCCGATTTTATACGACTGACCGCCGGACAAAACAGCGGCAATAGCGCTGTTGACCTGTTCAAGCATTTCGGCCGTTTTCTGAGTGTTTTCGTTCATGTGATCCTCCGTTATATCCATTCCTCGTTTTCGCTTATCCAGTTTTCTTCACTGGAGGTTGACGGCGGCGTGATCTGTTTCGGTTGGGCGGTGCCGCTCTCGTCCGGGTAGAGCGAGCGCACGCCCATTACGTCGGCAGCCGCCGCGGCATATACCTCGCAGTCGAGATAGTGGTTGTCCGCATGGGTCGTTTTCTTGACCCATCGCTCAACGTCTCGGCCGTTGGAACGCACGGTAAGCTTGTGCTCGGCTGTGACCTGCTCGGCATACTCATCGTCGATGCCGCCAAACACCATCCATGAACCCTGACCGTTGGATTTGCGCATTCGGGCAGCTATCAGATCCTTGTATTTGCCGCCGTCAACAAGCACCAGCGTCATGCCGGTCGCCTTGCTGCCGGCTTTGTTGATTATCGAAAGACGGTAATGCGATGTCATTGTGGTGGTGCCTTTGCATGGCAGCATCCAGTCGGAGTTGTGGTAGTAGAATTCGTAAACCTCATCTGTGCGGTCGCCGCTGTCCATAAGCGTAAGATTGACCATTGCTGTGTCGCCGCCGGGCAGCTTGAATTCCGTATTCATGATGGGCTCTATCTCTTCCATCGTCTGAACCTTGCCGCACGCGATAAGCTGGCTTGTCATGTAGTCGCCCCACGCACGAATGACCCAGTAAAGGCAGTCCTTCTGCACATCGATGCCGCCGGTTATCAGCTTTGTCCACGATGGCAGCTCCCATTCGGGTACATCAGTCTGCCGGTCCATGACCAGGCTCGGGCTTGTTCTTATCCTCAGCTCCTCCCAGGGCTCGGCCAGCCAGGAGTTTTTGAAGTTGTGCATCAGATCAGGATCGCCCTTACTGCGCATAAATTCACGGGCTATATCAGAAAACCGCGTAAACGGGGAATACAGCGTATTGAGCCAAAATGCTACGCTTCTCGGTGTGCTGCTTTTCTGCCTTACCGCTCTCCAGCGACCGTCGCGCAGCATTTTTCCTTTGTCGTGGTCTGTGATGATGGCGCCACATTCCTGACAGACGTAAACGGTTCTCTCTGCTCGGTCTGTTTCCTCCGGAACGTCGAACTTGCTCGGCCATTTCAGGCAGCCGAACTTCAATTCGATGAATTTGCCGCAATGCGGGCAAGGAACGAAGTAATGCTTTTCGACGTCGGCTGCCTCTTTAGCCTTCCAAATGTGCCCCGTTTTCAGCGTTGGGGTGGAGGCCATGAATATCTTGCGATTGAAAAAAGTCTTCGTTCGCTCTCTCGCGAGCGACACTGGATCGGCCTCTTTTTTCGATGCTCCCGGGAACTTATCGACCTCGTCGAGAAACAGATTTTTGATCGGTTTGCTCGAAAGATCTGCCGGGCTATTTGCGCCGGTCAGATACAGCCACATGTCCCTGAATTTCAGGGAGAGCTTTTTGCTCTCGCTTTCACGGAATTTCTCCGCGGTGGACTGATTGCTTTTTATCATAGGAACCAGGCGAGTTTCGCTCGTCGCTTCCGCCAGGTCGTCAGAAGGATAAACCACCATGGTGGGGGCCGGGTCTTGGTCAATCAAGCAGCCGATCATGTTTTCCATTGCTGTTGTGCCGCCCACCTGAGTGGGCTTAACGAACACGATTTCTTCGATTATATCGTCGGTAAAGGCATCCATGATCTCTACCAAATACGGCGTGATATCGTTGTTCCATGGCCCCGGTATGGCTCCGCCGGACAAAGTGCGGTGTTTTGCCGCCCACTCTGAAACGGTCAGCCGCTCGACCGGACGCAGAACTTGAATTGCCTTGTATATCCACAGAGGCACGGTATACGGTTCCTGCTTATACTCTTTCACAGCCGCTCATCCTCCCGTTCAATGCTCGCGCCGTCGGTGAACGTGGCGAGCAGCTTTTCGAGTTCTTTCCGCATTGCCTTTTCCATGGCGCGGACGGCGACGACATCAGCGCTGCCGTACAGTGAACCGGCCATGCGCGGCGGAATGTTCAACGCAAATTTTTTGAAGGTCGTCAAAAACTCTGTCATTTCCTCGGTCACCAGTTCGGCCGGAAGATATCTGCCTTCGGCTATCGCGGTTTTCAGGCGGTGCAGTTGGCCCTGGCTTTCCTTCAGCTCGACCTCGGCCTCGAGCTTTTTAAGCGTCAGCTCGGTCGCTCGGCTGTTTTCGCCGGTCTCGTGTGCTTTCTCTTCAACGTAAGAAACATAACGCTGGATCGTTTCGCATGTGCGATACTTTCTTGTGCCGCCGCCCGGAGGGATCTCCGTTTCTAAAACGCCCTCCTGCGTCAGCTGCTGCACCCTGCGCACGGTCTTGCCGAGCAGCTGCGCAATGACCGAAGTGCTCGCCCACTCGGGGACGGTGCCTGAAAGCACGGCCGGCTTGTTTGATTTTTCTTTTTTCGCCACCGGCAGAGCCTCCTTTCTCGCGCTTGCCCGGTTTCGCTTTGTTCTTTGCTGGGCATTTCGCCTTTTCAGCAGGCTGCCGGAATGCGTTATACCCCTTCGGGGGTATAATTTTCGCGGACTTTTTAAAATCCGTAACGTAACACGGCGCTTTTTTGTCTCGTTTTTGCGAAAAAATCCCGCGCCTTCTTTCGGAGCCGCACCTGGGGTACCTTCCGGGAGTACCTAAGCAGGGGGAGGGGAAAGCAAAGGACCGCCGGCCTTGCGGACGGGGGTCCTCGTTTGTGTTTCGGAGGTCAAACCCCTGTTTGCTTTCCTAATACCAGTGTAGCAAATAAAAAGTCCAGTGGAGTCCAGACTTTTGAAACATTGTTTTTCCTTTGTGTATCAATGCTTTCGGGGATTTTTGCGCGAGATTTTTTTGATTTTTTCATTCACGGACTTGTGGTTTAACAGGTCGTCGAGGGCCGATTCGTAGCAGTTGAACGCATTCGACCTGGACATATACAGGCTATCCGCAATCTTTGTCCATGACATGCAATCGATGTGTCGCATCTCGATTACCGTGCGGCCGAGCGAGTTTGGCGGTAAGATATCGATTACGTCCATGATGTCAGATAGTATGCGGGTCAAGTGTTCTTGCTGCTGCTTAATACGCGCGTCAATGTCAGTAGCCGAAGCGAGCTTGACGCTAAGCTGACCACGACGGTCATCAAGAATGTCTTTTTGCCTCAGCGCTATGTGGTACTGCTGCAAATACGCCTTTAGGGCAGCGCGGTCATTTCTTCGTTGGGATGTGCTTGTGTTCACTTAACCTTCCCTGCCTTCCGACGCTTGGCCTTTTCGGGCAGCACAACGTGACCGCCTGCAATGCGCAGCGGGGTCTTAACTACTTCACGGCGATAAGCCGACATGAGGCCGTATTCATCGTCGTAGTTGAGAACATAGTCTTTCGTGACTGCGTCCTTCAACGGTGCGATCTCATCTTCGGCGGCCGGCTCGGGCTCGGTGTATATCGGCTTAGCCAATCCACGGGAAGAATGCCAATGCTTTTTGTGGGGGCGACTATCGCCGTTTGCGTAGATGTATCGGGCGAGAGCTGTATGATCTGCGCGGCTGTCCAGTATTTCATAGCTGATCTGATCCTGCGGCCACAGCGCCGCGAGATCATCATAAGCAAGGCGATTCATGAGAATGTGGATATGCAGACGTGTAGGTTTGCCCGTGCGTGCGTCAACGTCCGATACCGTGTAGATGTACTTGGGGTTATAGCCGTGTTTTGCTTTAAAACGAGCGCGGAGCTTTTTAACGATCTTCTCGGCGATTTTTTCGGCTTCATCCCTGGCTGACGGAAGACGGATATCGTCGAATTTGAGAGCTGTCCACATATCGCCGGTGCCGAAGTTGCAGTTTATCGTTCTGGCAAGACTGCGCTGCTGTGCTATCTCATTTGCTTTGATCTTCTTCTCGGTGGATTTTCCGGCGATACGCTTGCGGCGAGGTTTCTGATATCGCGCATTGATGTCGATCCTGCTTATCACAGTCTCGACGGTGCGCCCTGATACGATGTAGTATTTCACTTTAGTCCTCATTTCTTGTTCTCCGGCGTAATGTTAGACATCTAAAGGTCTCAAAAGAAACGCGTGCGCGCGTTTATATATAATGTAGAAGCGCTGCCGGAGGGTGCGGTGGAAGAGAAAAGGAAGCAAAATATCAATAGAAGGAAGAGAGGCAATGATCAAGAGAATTGATTTGCCCTCCGGCAGCGTCCGCCTGTGTGTATTTTGTGTGCCCTGCCGCCCGGCGGACAGCGGCAGAGTGGGATATATAGCCTTTCGGCTCAGATATGTGCAGTAAACCTCTGCGCATATCTCAACCGGCAAGCTAAGCATTACGCTTAGCTTGCTTTTTTCTTTTTGGCGCGGGCCTTCTTGCGTTTGGCGTTTGCGATCATCTTGCCCGCTTCCTCGCGGCTGATGCCCTGCATGATCAGCTTCTTTTCTATGGTGCCGCCGAAGCATGCGGAGGTGTATTCCCCGTACGACATGCCCAGCGTTTTAGCCTCTAAGGCTACCTCGGCGAGATCCTTGCCGCTGAGATCGAACAGCAGGCCAGTACGGCGAGGCCGAGTGTAATGCCTTTCCTCGGCCTGCGGCTTCTTGTTGGGTGTGTACCTGTACCGCCCGGCGTTGGCCGCTTCCATTCTCTCCTTGGCGCGCTTCTTCGCGCATGCCGGGCAGTATTTGCGGTTGTGGCCGCCGACCGTCAGCACGCCGCAGCCGGCGCAGTTGATCATCGGCGCATCGAGCGATACCATAGCCCGTCGAAGCTCTGCGCGTTTCTCATTGCTGCGGCGCGCGGCCTCACGCTTAGACGCAGTATCCCGCTCAGCTCGGCAGCGCGGGCAGTATATCTGCCGCGAGGAATTTCTGACCGCGGGCTTGCCGCAGTAAAGGCAGTTAAAATACTCAGACATCGTCCTTTACCTTCCCCGGCCAGAACTTTCTGCACCAGCTGTCGCCCCTGCAGCTTTCGCCGTGCATGCAGCATACGTCGCAGCACCAGCCGTAATATGTAGTTGCGCTGCGGCGGCATATCTCGCGTATAGCGCATTGGAATCGGGCTATGATCCGCTGGCTCTCGGCGCGCTCGGCGGCGAGCATTTCATTGGCATGAACACCTTCTCTGAATATCTGCAAGAATTCATCCATCGGTACAGCGTTGAGCCTGCTTATAAGCCAAAGGCGCAGTTTTTCAATAAGCTTTTTCATTTCTATTCTCCTTCGGTAAGTATTGATTTGCCGGTATACATTGCGTAGTTCCTCTCGATAGAAGCGCCGGAGCTGCTATACCAGCCCTTAAGCAGGTAGATCGCGTCGGCCGTATCTATCATTGCGAAGCAGATGCGCATATAGTCTGCCGGGAGCATGCCCTCCGGCAGCTCAGCGGGATTTAATACGATATGTCCCTGCGCCTCAAGGCTCGTCGCAGCGATATCGAATTTCTCTTTGTAATTGGGCTCGCCGGTGATCTTTCCGGCTATGTAGATCTTCACTCTTCTTCCCTTTCTCCGTTAGCACAGTAGAAGTTTTCCTGCACAACGCAATCCACGGGCGGACCATATGCGCAGATTCGGCTAGAAATATCTTCGTAGCTGTGCTTACAGTCCTTGCAGTGCACAATATCCAGTCCGTCTTCTTCCTCAGCGCATTTCTGCGCTAAGTAACGCACATTTTCATGCACATACTTCATAATGTGAAGGAGCCTGGGGTAAAAGGCGTACAATTTTCGGCTATCAGCGAGAGCTAAATCGTTCATCTCTAATAACTTATCAAGATCGATATATTTAGCCATTGTCAGCCCCCTGTTAGTGCACCGCCGGCAAAAGCCGACCGGCCGAATACATCTGATACAGGGTTTTGCCGGAGTTGTCAGTCATGTACGGCAGGAACACTTCGTCCACCGCCGCGTCACAGCTCTCCACCAGTGCCATTTGCGCAAGTACCCAATCCCGGACATTGCGCCATGCAACGCGCTCGGCCTGTTCGGGGTCGCACTTAATGCCTTGCTTTTTAAATACGCGCAAAGTGCCTTCTGCAGGTGCCGGCAGGGTAAAACCGCGCAAGCCTGTTGCCGTGTTGATGCAAAACGAAATAGCAACAGCTTTGCCGGTATCGTATTCGATCATGATCTTTGAAGCGCCGGAGCGTGCGAGCGCGGCTTGAATTTCGCCGATGGACGTGTAAACATCAACTTTCGTTGTATAATTCTTTATCATTGTTTCAGCCCTCGTGTTTCCGCTCTATGGAGCGCATAAGCTTAAGCACATCCCGGACGTACGGATATCCTTCCGCATCGTCGCGCACGACTTCCGTAAGAAAAATTTTCATCTCAAGCCAGCACTTCATATAAAATAAAGGTTTTATATTGCTTTTCATTCTCGGTCCTCCTTTTCGCACCACTTGGGGCGCTCGATTTTTTCGGGCAGCAGTCTCGGCGTGGGGTTTCCGATCACGCGGCCGTTACCCCAGGGCGGCGCCAGCGGCGCAAAGCACCGCGCCGCCGTGTACCCGCTCCGAAAGCGCTCAAATCCAAGGTATTCGCACCCTTCGCAGCTAAGCATCAAGCGCCCCCTGCATCTTGTCAACCAAGGCGCGCACCGCCGCGGCAAGCTTCTCGGCCGTATCGGGATCGGATGCCTTGACCTTCAGAAGACTGCCGTGCAGCTTGTTGAAATCCTCCTGCACCTGCTCGAATATCTGCTTGAAAACGGCGGTGTTCGGATCCGAAAGCGTCTGAGACTTTTTGAGCTTCTCGAGCTCGGCGGCCGAAGCCGCGGCCTTTTCCTCCGCCTTCTTTATTTTTGCCTTGAGCTTCTCGGCCTTGAGCCCGGCCTCGGAAAGCTCGTTTTTGACCTTTGCCATCTTCTCTGCCCACTCGGCGTCGTTTTTGGCACGGGCGGCAGTGACAGCCTCCTCGACTGCCTTTTCGTCGACTTCGACGGCCACCTCTACGGGGCGCTCTCTCAGCTCGGAGAGCTCCTTCTCTGCCGCGGCCTTCTGCGCCTCGGCGTTGCCGAGCTTCTCCCGCAAAAGATGCAGCTCCTGCTTTGCCTTCTGATACTGCTCGTCGGCCTTCGCCGCCCCGTCGGCGGCCTGCTGCACCTGCTCCTCGGCCCTTGCCGCTCGCTGCTCGGCCTCGTCGCGCTGCTTGATAAGCTCGTCAAGCTCGTGAGCCGACATGTGCTCGACATCGTGCTTTTCGGCAAACTCCTCGCGCTCGTCCTCCGGCACGGCAAGCAGCCGCAAGGCATTGGAAATGCTCAAATTACCCAACGTTGGGTAATTTACTTCGGCTCCGAAAAGGCTTGTCTGCGCAGCGCCGTATTCCTTGTAAAGCGTCATAAGCCGTCCGGCGCTCGATCTTGAAAACTCCGTCTGCTCCTTCAGGTACGCAAGCCACTGCCCGTGCTCAAGCATTTCCTTTGCCTCCGTGAGCCTCCGGCCGATCTCTATGCCGAACCACAGGGTCATTGTCTTGGCCTGCTGAGTAAGGCCGCGTATCTCTGCCCCGATAATATCCGGCGTCCGTTGGGTCTGTATATCGTTCATGCTGTTTTTGCCTCCTTCTTTTTCGGCAGTCTGGGCTTGCCGTCCTTGTCGCGCTTGCTGCCCTTGGCTATCCAGCCAAGCCAGGGCTTTATCATCCACGCCATGGTCGTGCGTGGATCTGCGGCGTTGCGGTCGTTCCGAAAGCCGTGTATCTGCATGAGCCTGTTGCCCTGCATTTCTATCGTGTAAAGGCTCTTGTGCGGCGCATCCCTGCGCCGTAGAAAGCAGATCGTCAAAGCGCCGGTCATGTGCCGCTGGGCATAACCGCCCACGCAGTGCTGCAGGCTCTTGCCCTCGCGGATGATCTCGTTTGCGCTGACTGCACAGCGTATCAGATAATCGCCCATTTCAAAGTTGTACTTGGCGCGGCGTTTTATTATGCTGTCGTCGGCAAGCTTGATGCCCTCATTGGCAAGCTTGATATTGATCTCGATCACCGCCTCGTCATGTCGGCGGTGCAGATCCTTCGGCAGCTTGACAGTGTCATTTTTCACATCCCAGCCGAGAGCCTTGGCCATCTCGAGATAATCCTTATAGGTCTGTATCTCATTTTCGGGAATGGCTTTCTGCCCCTGCGAAAGGTAAGCGGCAAGCCTTGCGGGCTTTACCCTTGCCCGGCAGCACAGCCGGACAAAATCCTTCATCGGGAATGTGTACGGGCACATCTCGTCCAAGTATTTAAGCGTCTCAAAGCTCTCGGATAGTCCCGCACGGCGCAGCCTTCTGTACCATGCAATGGCCTCAAGCTCCGCGCCGGACTCGCGCCATGCGCGCATTTCCGTTTTTGAAAGGCCGAAGGCGTCAAGATAGTTGTCCCTTGTCCAGTCGAATATGTCCCTGTTTTTCTTCCGGCCGCGGACAAGGTCGTTAACCAGCTTGCCGCAGTTTGTTTTAAGCAGCATTTCTATCTGCCGGGGATAGATGCTCGCCGCCGCGAGAAACTTCATCATGTCGTATCGTGTGCGGACTGTTTCCAGCCCCCACACCGCATCGATGCCGCGCTCAAAGCTCTCATAGCCGCAGTATCTGAATGCGCTTTTTCCGATAGCGTCAAGGCCGAGAACGACATAGGGTTTGTATCTAAAATAGTAGTAGCTGCCCTCCGTGAACGGCTCGGTCACTACCCTGTGCACCGGATCGTAGTTGCCTCTGACGCTGTGCGGCTCGAACCCGCTGTAGCTTTGCGCGTATATCGTGGCCCTGCCCGGCGTGAAGTGATAGCCCTCGACGAGGTAAAACTCCGGTGCGCCGTCGAGTGTGGCATAGGTTTTGCGCGTCCAGTATGCTCTTGCGTAAAGGTCGCCGTCCTTCTCTGCCAGCAGGACCACCGGCAGGTACTGCGGCAGCCTGGTTTTCTTGCCGAGCTTTCGGGCGTTCTTGTATGTTGCCCTTGCCCCGCAGTACGGGCAGGTAACATGCATGTTGTGCTTGTTGTATAAAAGCTCATATTCGACCGTCGTCATTGTGCGCGGCAGTATGTCAATCTCTCCGTGCCTTAAGCAGCATGAGCACCAGAGCTCGATGCTGTCCTTGTGCCGCTCGAAGAAAACATAGGGATCAAACAGCCGGTTGACCTGCCGGATAACCGCTCCGGTATCCTCAATGCTCGGGAAGTCCTCGAGCGCCGGCGGCGCTTCGGTGCGGATAGCTTCATAATCGCTCATGCCGCGCCTCACAGAAATGCCGACAGATCTACCAGCAGACTGTCCCTTGATATCTCATCCCCGTCATGCTCGCACAGCTCAATGCGCATCTCAAAGCTGATCCTTGCTCCGGGGAAGTAAAAGCCGACTGCCGCGGAGTACGCATCGAGATCGGATATGCTGCCGTTTTTGACTTTTTTGCCGACGGCCGTCATGCAGTCGGTGAAGCTTCCGCCCTGCACGACCGCCTGTGCAAATTCATCGTCCTGCCGGCAGAAATCCAAAAGCGCCTTTTTGACGGCCTGCTTCATGGCGCTGCCGTACTTATCGAACTTGCCGCTCTTGCATTCGTCCTCAAGCCGGGCGGCTGCTTTAGCTGTCCATTCACTCATCCCCCGCGCACCTCCCGGCCTTGAATGCATGCAGGCTCGCCTCGGCGCAGACCTGACAGCGCGATAGCAGCTTTTTCAATACCTCGGCCTGAATGTGGCATTTTAGCCCCAGGTCAACGCCCGCTCCGGCGCTGGAGCAGATAACGCGCAGAGAGCCGACAGCGCCGTTTTCGTCCGGCTCGAACATACTTTCCTGTGCTGCATCCTCGCTCGGGGAGAAGGTGAACACCAGCGGATAGCCGCCATCGTCGATATCAAGCTCAAAGTCCGTGTTGGCTCTCGTGAAGGTTTTGAGCTCTTTTTTTATCGTCTCATAGCTTTCGAGAGCCGCTTCAACGTATTTATCCATAATTTCTCCTATTGTGTTTGCGGAGGATCCGTGTTATTCTTAAGTCACAGATCCTCTCGGGTTTGGATTTACTTAACCGTGGCACGGCTTTAGTCGGTGGTGCCGCGGTTATTTTTTGCCCTTATGCGGTATGTCGCGCCCCATGCTTTCCGGGCGCATTTTTCGCATTTTGCGTTCTTCAGCTGCCCCGGCAGCTCCTCAAGGTCATAGCCCTGGGCCATATCTGCGGCGCACGCAAAGCATAAATACAGTGTTCTTTCCATGTCATTTCCTCTCCTGCAGCAGATCTATCGTGCGCAGCATGCCGTGTACATAGAAAAATTCGGTCTCGCTCAGCTCTCCCTTTTCCGTTATGGACTTGTCCAGCATGTCCAGCACCCTGTCTATGGCGTGCAGCGTGTGCAGCGCCTTGGCGTTCCAGCCGAGGGCGAAGGCTATCGCAACGACCGCTATGCATATGATTATCTTCATTGGTAGTCCTCCCTGAAGTGATTTGTCTCCCCGTCGCCGGTGAACCACAGATACCCGCTCGGCAGCTCCCGCTGAACCTCCGCGCCCTGCTTTTCCATTGACCAGCGTGTAAGTACGTCCAGCGCAACGGCGTATAGCCTGTCCAGCACCGTGCAGCCCCGCGCCTCGCCGTACAGCATTCGGGCGAGAGCGACAACGTCGGCCTCGGTGAAGTACATTTCGTATTCCGGCTCCGGCGCTTTGACCACCGTCACGATGCACAGCCCGTCGGCGTTGATCTCCGGCGCCACGGCCTGCGGCTCCTCGGGCTTGTCCGTAAGCGCACAGGCGATAAGCACAAGAAACGCTATGAGCGCGGCGCACAGAAACGTTATTGCTATGTAGAAGTTTTTCATTGCCGCCTCCGCTTTGCGCATTCGGCCTCGGCCGTGTCGGCAAACCAAACAAGCGCTGAGACAGCGCCGCCGACGGCGAAAACAACGCCCATGACGGCCAGGCAAAACCAAAACAGTATCATTTGCGCTCCTCCTTTATGATCTCTATGTCTTCCGCGGGCACAAGCTTGCTCTTGCCCTTGTAGTTTATCTCGACCAGGCCTCCCTCGAGACCCAGCCGCAGCACCGTGCAGCGCGTCCCGCGCCACAGACAGATAAGCTTTTTCGGCCAACGCATATCAGACCACCTTCATGCCGGGCACATAGGCGCAGGGACGCGAATTGCCGTATGTGCTGCGTGGTTTACGGGGTTGTACGTAGCCGACCGGCTGCATCTGACAGCGGCATGATTCTATGTACGCATCGATATCCGTCTTATCGATCCTTATCTGACCGCGGATCCGATAAAAGGGGAGCGAACCGTCGCGGATGATGCGGTCGAGTGTGTTTGTTGACACGTCGAGGTAGTCCGCGGCTTCGATCCGCGTCAAAAGCTCTTTATTCATCGGTGATCTCCTTTGCGTATTTGAGCTGCATAGCGGCCTTGACGATGCCGTCGAGCTCTTTGATTATGCGGTCGAAGTCCGGCCGCTCCGTTTCGTCAATGATGCCGTCCTCGGATATATCCATCAAACGATTTGTGTTGTTGTTTTCGGCAAACTGCCGGATCCGGCACAGCAGCTTTATGACCGCCTGCTCGAGCGAGCACTCCTGCACGTCCGGCAGGATATCGGCGGCGACGCGTGATTTGTTCAGCAGATGCCAGTAACCAATGACCGGCTGGCCTGAGACCTCGACCATCCGAGTGACAACATCGTCGCTCGGCATGATCTTGTCGCTTTCATACTGGCGCACCGACTCGACGCTGATATCCAGCGCCTCTGCAAAGCGCTCCTGCGTCATACCTGCAGTGCGCCTTGCTATTTTGCAAATATTCCTGTAGTTGTTCTGCATGGTTTTTTGCTTTCACCTCGCTTATGATTAAGATGCAACGGCGAACAGAACCCTCGAAAGGAGGTGCATTATGGATTACATAGTTAAAACTTCGGACCTTTTGAAAGTCGCAAAAGAATTGGTTGAAGAAGGGATGGACTACGTTGAGATTTCTCTCTCCGAGCCGGATGAAGAGCTCCCGGCAATGGTCAGCTTCTGTGCGGCCGAAGCGGGCGAGCTTGACGGTTGGACAGACTTCGATGATCTTGAAGTGGTCGATCCGTGGGCTGAAAAAGCTTGACGCTGTAGCCCGGCTCAGGGCCTCGCTTTTCTTCGTATGTCAGCTTGATATGCGCGAATGACCAGTTCCCGTTTATCGCCTTTTTCAGCGCATCATTAAAATTTTTTGATCTCATGGTTTGGCCTATCTCCTTGTAATTATTTTTTGCAATTGGTATAATCTCCTTGAAAGGAGGTGAAGCCGTGAGCAAAATGTACAGAGTCGATCTGCGCAGCCTCACCCCTGCGGAGAGAGAAGCTGCATACGAGCAAATTGACAGGGTTGCTTTTATGACCGATATAATCATGGGCCCCACCGGGCTTGAAGCAATAGAGGTGTTTTGGACAACTGAAGACGATTTCCCCTCGTCTAAGCTCATCCCTCCGGGGTGCAGCTGTTATCAGATTTGACACTTTCCCAATCGTGTTTTTGTAAGCCCCAAATCTGAAACAGCGCTCTTGGAAAGTTCGGGTCATAGTCGAATATGATTCGAATTTTCTCTTTCGGGTCGGTGAATTGCTCTAATATCTCGGGCAGTGCGCGTATGTTACGCATGATGGCTTCTCCGTCATTTGCCCAGCGGCCTACGCCGTGTTTTGGCTCACGCTCATACTCATAGCCGAAGTGCTCGAATGTTTCTTTGCGTGTTGCGTCCGCGCTCCATTCCTTCGGCGTTGAAAATGTGTTGTTCATTCCGCTCACCTCCTTTGATGAATGATATAAATTCACCTTTTTTATGATTAAGATGCAATGGCGAACAGATCCGAGCTCCCCCCGCTCTCAGCTGGCCTTCTCGCCGGCGGAGGACGCAGATTTTTCAGCCTGCATAGTGTCCAGCGCCATGATTGCGCCGTCGAGCTTATCGCAGAACTTGTCCTGCAGCGCTGACGGAAGCTTGCTGATTTTCTCTATCATTACTTTTTCTTTTTCGCTCATTTTTGAATTCTCCTTTCTTCCTCTATCACCAAGACACCGAGGTCTCTCAGCTCTTGATAGCAATCGTTTATTGTTTCCTGAGCCGCTGTCAGACGGTCGAGGATTTCCTTTACCTTCCCTTCGGGGACAACGATGCGAATTCCGTAGCTGTTCATTCCGCTCACCTCCTTTTCGTGTTGATTACAATGTCAAATATGGCGTTAACCGGAGCGCTCCAAGAGAAGCGAGATCGCAAAAGCAGACAAAACGCAGAATGTGGAGAACAGCCAGCGAAAAAGTAAGCTTTTGGCCGCTGCGGTGTCTTTGAAATACAGCCAATTTGCAAGTATCATCGGGACAAAGCCAAGTGCTAAGTACCCCAGTACGATTAAGTCACCCAAAGTTTTACCTCCGCTCACTCGTTATTTGAAAACTTACATGTTATCTTTGTGTACATAATAATCCACAAAGAATACTTTGTCAAGCTGTTTTTGTTATCATTGAAAACTTTTTTGCTTGACATGCTAACTACCATGTGCTAATGTAGTCTTGAAAGGGGGCTTTTATATGGAACAAGGCCAGCGTGTAAAGGCTGTTCGTAAGGAACTCGGTATGACACTTGATGCTTTCGGCAAACGTGTTGGAGTGACTAAAACAGCTATTTCAAATATAGAGAATGGTGCTCGCTGCTTAACGGATCAAATGCTTTTGAGCATCTGCCGCGAATTCGGCGTGAATGAAACGTGGCTGCGCACCGGCGCAGGCGAGCCGTTCATGCCGCCGAGCAGGTCAGAGGAGATGGGGCGGCTTGTTAAAAGCCTGATGGCGGATAAGCCTGAATCATTCCGCTCGCGCCTGATAACCGCGCTGCTCCGCTTCGATGCCGACGGCCCCGAATGGCAGCTGCTCGAGAATATCTATAACAGCGTCGCCGCGGACATAGAAAAAGAGACCGACCAGTGATTGGTCAGTCTCTTTTTGGTTACATTTTGTTGTTACGGCGCGATTATGTAGCAGTAGATAAACTGCAAGTCCTCTAAGCTCACTTCCGGCAGCGCTGCTATTATGGCCACGATAAGCAGCTCCCGATCTTCTTTTCCTTTCATAGCTCTCTCCCTTTAATCTTTACGTTACTTCCCACATTTCTGCCACGGCGGTGCCCAGGGCGCGGGCTATCTTGATTGCCAGCACCACATTAGGCAGCCGCTCTCCGGTTTCAATCTCGCTGATCGTGCTTGCCGCGGTAGCAGCCCGGCGCGCAAGCTCGCGCTGACTGAGCCCTAAATAGGTTCTATAGTATTTTACCCTGCATTTGTTTGTGCCGTCCATTTTATCACCACATGCCTTTCCTGTGCGGGAAAATTCTGAAATCAGAACGCCGCACCCTATTTTTGTGTATTTTGTGCAATTCTGACCGAAATTATTATAAAAAGTCATAATTGTATCGGAAAATAGAGGATGATAAAATGGTGTGGTAAATATAAGGAATTGGTGAGGAAAAGTAGGGAGGGCGCTTCATGGATCAAATAAATATTTTTGACTATCTTAATAATGATAGGGTAATTAACCATGATAGTTGTTTGGAAGTCGAAGATAGCGAGTCACTTGCACGTAGCAAGATAAGCTGTTGTAGTCGTTATAGACAGTGTTCAGACAGTGGTAAGTGTCTTGTTATTGGAACGGATATAGCTAGAAGTTGCCGATATCGCGTCAAGCTTGAATCCGGGGACGTCTTTTTCGGCAAACGGACAAAGTACTTTTCAAAAAAGGATTTTGATTATTGCTGTGGGCAAGTTCAACTGATGGACGATGAGGAGCGCGAAGTATTTTATTCTTGCCTATATCATTTCTGTGACCGTTGTTATTCAACCTGTTATACTTACAAAACAAAGGAAATAATGTCTCTTGCAAAGCGAGAACTTATACGAGTATATCCATTCCCAATTGAAATGGTTAGACTGCTCAGCAAAAGGCGCGCTTTGGTAGATTGCTTGAAGAAAAATGGGGCCTTTGAAGAGTACAATGCATATGAGAAAAAGGTTAAAGCGGAGCTTGATGCACGGGGTGAAGCATTTGATGGTCAGCCTTTATGTGCTGAATATATTTTGAATAATCACCCCGACTATGCCGCGGAGTATTTGTCCGATTTGTGCTCTGTGGATATTTCCTTAGACGCAAGGTTGAAATACATGGACGAATTTTATATTGATTGTGTTGCTTCCAATAGACAGCCCTGTGACCTCCCGAACCCGTTGTTGACGGATCCGCGATTTCGGAAAAAGGACAGAAAAAATGACGGAAAGAATTGACGTACGAACCGATCTTGTAACAGATGCTGACGCAGTGACGCGAATTTGCTCTGCCCAAGATATTGTCAAAAATGGAGATAAAATCATCGAGTATGACTTAGAAAAGGGTACTCTTTTGTATGATGGATCTGCTGGTATATATGAAGTTACACGAGATAGCTGCACATGTACGGACTATGTTATGTGTTTCGGCAGACATCCATGCAAGCATATATATGCGCTGCGTATTTTATCTGGAGAAGAATATAATCTGCCCACTCTGATTCCGCGAGCTGCTAAAGCTTACGATTTTGATGCAGAAATGGAGCATTTACATGACCTATGGGTGGATGGAATTATTGATTTTGATTCGTTCAAACGCTGCTATAAAGCAATGGCAAAAAGTAAGGCAACAGCAAAAAAGCTGAGAAAGACAAAGAAATGAATTGCGTAAGGTTAAATCAATTCGACGCAGATTTAATAACGCCCCTGCTCCGCTACATAGACGAATACAAATGGGGCTGGGGAGTAGTTCGGCGGCAGTTAAGAATGCGCTTCAACGTGGATATCCCCGTGCCGGAGCTGCAGAGGATATATAAACAGGCAAAAGGAAAATAAAAAGACCGCTCGGTGCTGCAACACCGAACGGTCGAGTAGAAAACATACCAAGCATGACCAAGGGAGTAGTCTACTTTTTTATGCTATCATAAAATTTTGCGTAATGCAAGTTGATTTAAACTCCAAGCTCAGCTTTTAATGCACGCTGGAGAACAGCAGAAAAGTTTATATCTTCTCTTTCTGCCATAGTATTGAGCCATGCAGGAATACTCAAGGTCTTTTTTACGGCCTTGTTATTAAAATACCTTCGATATTCCAACGTATCGCATTCGATAAGTGTCCAAAAATCTCCCTCTTTACAGGTGAGTTTGGATATATCAGATGCATTTGGAATCGGTTCTTTCCGCTCTTCTCTGTCGTAAAGCATTAAACAAAGAGCGTCCTGTGCCATTTCAATTGCTTCTTCGAGTGTTTCGCCCGAGGTTGCACAGCCTTCTACATCCGGAAAGCTGACGCTATAACCGCAAGATTCCTTGCTGAAAAGCGCAGGATAAATGTATTTAGTTTTCAATTTGGGCAATCCTTTCTAATTTACTCTAACCTTGTTGCTTCTAATAACTATTCTCTGTACTGTTCTTAAATATTTTATCGGAGCAGGAGGGGCTTTATTCAAGCCCCGCGCTCTTGCGTATTGTTTTTAGTGTTCCGTTTGGTACGTCTTCGGTTTTGTGTCTACCCACTGAAAACCGCTGACCGGTCAATGGGCTGTACCAAATCCTGTGCCGCTTGCCTTCTCGCTCAACCACGCAGCCAATGCTTCGTAGCTGTTTTTCGAGCTCGCTATATTTCATGAGGACCTCCGTTCTGTAGGATGTATATATAATAACACGTATAATTACGTATGTCAATACCTTTACGTAATTTTACGTAAAAATTTCGTGGTGATATTATGCCCAAAAGAAATGCCCCCGAGTTTTACTGGGATGAAAAACGCAAGCGGTATCGCAAGCGCATAAAGGATAAGGCTACCGGCAAGTGGGTATCGGTGTACGGAAAGACAAAAGACGAATGCCGCAGCAATGCAAAGAGAAGAGCAGCCGAACTGGCTGAAGCGGCACGTGTAAAAGAAATACCGTTTGTCTTCGAGTATGCTGCAAAATGGTTTGAGCTTTATACTGCTGAGGTAGGTGAAAAGCGCAAAGACGATTATCGGAATGCAATCAACAATCACATATGCCCCGTTATTGGCGGCTTGCCAATAACGGATGTGACACCCGATGATATTGCCGCCCTTATGCTCACGCTTTCGGATCGCTCTCACAGCCTGCAGCAGAAGGTAGTGACAACTCTAAAACGTATATTCAAAAGTGCTGTGAAGAACAAACTGATAAACGAATCGCCTTGCGAGGATCTTAAGGCCGGCGGCAAGGATAGCCCGGATAAAGTTCCGCTCACTAAAGCTCAGCGGACGAGGCTGCTTGATGCAGTCAAGGGTACAAGAGCAGAGCTTTTTATTATGATCGGACTATATACGGGCCTGCGCAGGGAAGAGATACTCGGTCTGAAGTGGGACTCGGTTTATTTATCTGACGGCGTATCGTATATTGCGGTAAGACGAGCTGTGAAGTGGGACGGGAAGAATGCGCCTATCGTCAGCGAATTACTTAAAAGCAATGCCGCGTATCGGAATATACCGTTGCCGCCCCAACTGATCGAACCGCTTACTTTGGCTAAAAACAGCTCCAATAGCGAATTTGTAATCTGCAACAAAAATGGCGGCGCAATGTCCGCGACATCGTTCAGAAAAATGTGGGATGCGGTACGGGTGCGGAGTGTAAGGGACGTAACGCATATGGTCGACGGAAAAACTGTTACGGAGCACTTAAAGCTTGGAGACAAAATCCCGAAGCATAACATTGTCATATCAATCGACTTCCCGGTAACACCGCACCAACTGCGCCACACATACATAACGGAAATGATCCTTTCGGGCGCGAACATAAAAACTGTGCAGTATCTCGCTGGGCATAAGTCTGTGCAGCTTACGCTGGACATATATACTAAGCTTATGGCAAACCGCCCGGAGGACACTATACATGCAGTGCTCGGGGCGTTTGGGGCTCCGTGTGTGGTCCCAAACAATGATGAAAACAAAGAAAGCGTTGATAAACCAATGGCTTTTGGCGAAGGAAGCGCGCCCTTTTAA